GACCATTTCCTGCCGGCGCTCCCATTGAGCCTGATGCGTGGCAACGACGTTTGGCAGGCCCATGTCCTCCCAGTATTGGATCTGTCGATCAGTGACACCCAGCATTACCATTGCCTTTCGCGGTTCCCGCGAGTTAAGCATTGGTTACGGGTGACTGGCAAGGGAGTGATTTGCATGGTCGAGCGGCAGTTGGACATCTTCGGCAGCAAGCGCCAGCGCGGCAAGGTGGTGGCCACCGGGCCGAGCGAGTTTCAGATCCACTGCACGGTGGCCGACTACCTGCGCCACGGCCTCGCGCCGGGCTGGATCTGGAACCATCCAGCCAATGGCGAAGAGCGGCCTGCAGAGTTCGTCAAAGGCAAGCGCGTCAGCTATGCCGGCGGCCGGCTCAAGCGCATGGGCCTAAAACCCGGCGTCACAGATCTCGAACTGCACAAGGCACCCGATGCCCGGCTCTATGCGCTCGAACTGAAGCGCAGGGGCGAGAAGCCGAGCGAGGCTCAATATGCGTGGATGCTGGGCGTCGAGGCGATCGGCGGCGTCACCGCGTGGGCCGACAGTGTGGATAAGGCTGTGGATATCCTGCGCGGATGGGGGGCCATCAGGACAGGTTTCGACATCCAGAAAAATGAGCGTACCTTGGGCTAGCGGGAGACGCTAAGCCGGATAATATACGGCCCGGGTCGCGTTGACGCGCGCCCGGGCCATTCGAACCACCAGCGCCCCGCCTAGCAAGCATGGAACACCGGGAACCAAGGCCCCGCGTAAGGACAAGAGGAACCTCAATGTCTTTTCAAACTACCGAAACATCCCGTAAAATCAAGCGGTCGACGGGGCTTTGATGGCAAAGGCACCCTTCCCTCGCGTCAAGAAGCCTTCATCCACCGAGACATGGCCAGAGCCGCAGCAGCCCGAATGGGATGACGAGTACAAGCCCGACCCTAAGGTCGAGGCGATGGCGAAGAGCCTTGATCGCAAGATGAGCGACTTGGCATATGCGCGTGAGTTAGAGCGGAAGACCTACGAAGACTTCCACGCCAAGAAGGCCAAAGCCGAAACGAAAGAGAAGGCCAAGGCCAAGGGTGAGCCGCCACCGCATCCCGGTGGTGACGGACCAACTGAGCCGCCCAAGAAGCGCAGGCTGACCAAGCAGGAAGCCACAGAACTGAACGTCTGGAAGGCGCTGCGCGAAACGCCAGAGCTTTACGAGGGCGGGCTGTTCAAGCTCGATACGTTCTCAGGGCGCATGCTGCTGATGCATCCGATCCCGGTGCCGGGCGTCACCCCGCCGACCCACTGGAAGCCGAGCGACGTCACCGACATCCAGATCTCGCGGCTGATGGTCTGGCTGCAGGCCAACGGCTTCGTCAAGGTATCGGTGTCGCGCACCGGCCACGCGGTCGACATGGAGGCCGAGCGCAATGCATTCTCGTCGGCCAAGAAATGGCTGCTCAGCCTGCCAGAATGGGACAAGGAGAAGCGGCTCGACCATTTCTGGATCGACGTGTGCGGTGCCAAGATGGGCGAAGAGGGTGCCACCGAGGCCGAGGTCGAGCGCCGCTGGAAATACCTGTCGGCCACCGCGCGCTGCTTCTTCATCTCGATCGTCGCCCGTATCATGCGGCCGGGCTGCAAGGCTGACTTCTCGCCAGTGCTGGAGGGTCCGCAGGGCACGTTGAAGTCTACCCTGCTGCGCATTATCGCCGTCAACGACGACTGGTTCTCGGACTGCATGCCGCGCGATCTCGGCAACAAGGATGCGCGGTCGCACCTCGCCGGCAAGCTGATCGTGGAGCTTGCTGAAATGCACCAGATGAAGGCCACTCAGGTCGACACGCTCAAGGGCTTCCTGACCGTGCAGGAAGATAAGTTCAGGCCTAGCTATGGCCGCCTCGATGTCACGCTCAAAAGGCAATGCGTGTTCGTCGGCACCACCAACAGGTCTGACTATTTTGGCGATGAGACCGGCAACCGCCGCTTCTGGCCGATCGCATGCGGCAAGATTGATCTCGACATGGCGCGCGAGTTGATGCCGCAACTCTACGCCGAGGCGCTCGCCGCCTTCCTCGCGGATGAGCCGTGGTGGTTACCGCCCGACATCGAAGACATCGCCGGGCTGGAGCAGGATGAGCGCATCACCAGCGACCCGTGGGATGAGACGATCGCCAATTTGGTCGACAAAGCTCGCGAGGTTGCGGGGATGCACGGCGAGCAGATTTTTTGGATGTCATCGAGTGTCGTACTTGGGATATGCGAGGCGGATTTAGGACAGCGTGATGCGGGCAAGTTGCATCGTGTTGCACTAACACTGCGTAAATTAGGAGGCAAAAACATGAGGTTACCTCGTGATGGGAATATCCAAAAACGCGGTTTTCGCTTCATAACTAGCCTGAAATAAGCCAAATATGCGTCTCAACCAGTCTCACCCGTCTCAGGTAGTCTCAGGTCAAGCCATTGATTTTGTTAATGTTGAGACAAGTGAGACAGGTGAGACACACATATTACCTGCACATATAGGCGCGCGCAGGAAAGGGGTTTTAGAAAGTGCCCTGTCTCGCGTCTCAACCAGTCTCACCCGTCTCAGCAGGAGGAACCGAAATGCCCTACAATTGGACCGAATGGAACGTCTTCGCCAAGATCCATCTTCATCCCGACAAGCTCGCAGCCGACGAGAAAGAGGCTATGTTCAATCACGCTTGGGCTAACCCAAACCGCAACGTAGACGAGTATCACGAGGCGCTGTGGAAATGGCGCGAGCGCCAGATGGGCCTGTCGTTGTGACCTACCATCAATGGCTCGCCGATAAGGTCGAGGAGGCGCTCGATCGCAAGGAGGAGGAGTCGTTTATCCGCTCCGGTGGCCGCTATCGTATCCGTCCACCGCGATGTAATCAGCCACGCCCGAAACCACCGCCAGAACTATTCCCTTTCGAACAGCCGCTGGAGCGCTATCACCTGTCTCGGCAGGAGCAGGAGGCCTATGATCTGCGCATGGGCATAACGCCGGAAAAGTCAAAAGCAGAAAAGGTGCCCAAAAAACCCGACCTTTTTTCCTGACGGACGAAAAGGACGAAAAGGACGAAAATGGACGAAAACTCACCGGATAGTTTTCGTCCTCGGAACAGACGGCCACCCCTGAATGTTATCAATGCAGCCCATCCCGGGGCACCCTTGAAAGGGAGATACCAGCATGACCGGAGAGAAAAACGTCACACCGCCCTCAAATGCCACAACCTACCAAAACGTCAGTTCCGATAATCCCGGCAGGGCGCAATCGACAGCCAAGCCAACCGACCCCGGCCAAACACCCGGCGGACAGCCAGACCAAGACGGCCTATCCAAAACCTCAAGAGGCCCCGGTCCACGGTCTCCAGAAATCGACAGCGGCGGTCCCGTCAATACCGAGGAAAACCAGCGCAAGGTCGATGAAGCCGCCCGCAACAAGGAGCGCGGCAGACCGTAATTCCAATACCTGACGGCCTCCAAAGCCAGTCGGTATCCCCGCCTCGGTTACCTCGGCCGTCCCGTGTGTGGCCGGGGCGGTGCGATTGTGATATTTCTCCCGGCATGCCGATCCTCAAGAACCACAAGCACGAAGCGTTCTGCCAAGCGATCGTCGCCGGCAAGACGCAGGAACAGGCTTACGCCGAGGCTGGTTATAAGCCCTCGCGTCACCATGCTGCGCGGCTGGCCACAAATGGCAACATCCGCGAAAGGATCGAAAAACTGAGCCATCATGCGGTGGTTGAGTTTGAGATCACGATCGAGGAAATCGCCAAAATGCTGCGCGAGGATCGCAAGTTCGCGATCAAGTGCAAGGTGCCTTCTGCTGCTGTCGCGGCCTCGATGGGGCTGGCTAAGCTCGGTGGCCATCTGGTCGATCGCGGCCAGATCAACGTGTCTCACAGCTATTCCACGATGACCGAGGAGGAGATCCGGTTCGAGCTTGCGGCGATCGCGGCCGAGGCGAGGGCGCTGAAGCCCGGTGTGCAGAATTGACCATCACCGAGAAGTTGCGACAGGCCTATCACAACGACCTCACCGATGTGCCACTGCTGCTCGACGCCGCCGACGAGATCGACCGGCTGACGAGGGAGCGCGACGAGTGGCGTGAGCATCACGACCGGGCAGACCATCGCGCGTTCGCGTATGCGCAGGAGATTGAGCGGCTGCGGGAGGCGCTGACGATTGCCAATGAAGACGCGCGGAAACTCGCCGTCAGGTTGGAAGGGGAGAGCAACCTCGTTGCGGAACTCAGCCGCCGCCTCGCACGGGATTGACAGTATCGCTTACGGGGGTAAGCTCGCAGCCATGAAGATGAAGCTCGCCGAGGACGACAGCGTCTGCGTCACGATCACGCCGGCCATCCAAGAGGCGGCTGTGAAGCTGCTCGCGACGATCGTGATCGAGGTCCGCGCCCTTCTGCCGCTGGCGACGTTCGATGACCTGACGCGCGTGTCGGTCAACGTCGCGCTGGCCTACTTCCAGCAGCAGGCCACTGAAGAGCGGGTGATCAAGTTCCCCTTCCCAGCCCCAGAGCCGCCAGATGAGTGAGGAGGTTGATCTTCAGCCGCCCGGGCTGACGCGCCTACCGCTCACCACGCAGCAGCACTTCGCAGCATTGGCCTCGACGCTGTTATCAAGGATGAAGCAAAGGCAGTTCTATGACCTGTTCCCCGATGACGACCGGCGTGACGTGGATGGTTCAATCCTTATTTACCGGCGTGACCTCTACCCAAAGCATATTGAGTTTTTCCACGCTGGTGACAAGTACAGAGAGCGATGCTTTCTCGCAGCCAACCGTGTTGGCAAGACGACTTGCGGATCATATGAGCTTACGTGTCATCTCACTGGGCTGTATCCTTCATGGTGGACCGGCAAGATCTTCCACACCCCTGTAAGGGCGTGGGCATGCGGCCGGCGCAACGAAACGACGCGCGACATCGTGCAGGCCTCGCTGCTCGGCCCGGTGGCCTACGACGGTGTGCGCAAGGTGCTGGCAGGCACAGGCATGGTGCCCGCCAACACGATCGGCAGGGTGACGTGGAAGCGCGGCGTCGAGGATCTGATCGACACCTGCAAGGTCCGACATGTCACGGGAGGTTGGTCGACGCTAGGCATGAAGTCCTATGAGCAGGGTCGCGGCTCCTTCGAAGGCACCAGCCAGCACTGCATCTGGCTCGATGAGGAGTGTCCGGTCGACGTCTATGGCGAGTGCCTGATCCGCCTGATGACGACGCAAGGTGTGCTGATGATTACATTTACGCCTTTAGAAGGAATGACCGAGACGGTGCAGCAGTTCCAGTTGGTCGGCGATCGCGCTGTACTAGGGAGGATGTAATGGACCCAGAGTTACGCCAGCACTTCGACCGGCTTTCGCTGCGCAACATCAAGCGGGTGTACACGGATCGCAATGCGGAGATCTTCGCGGTCTACCGGGCACAGGGTAACCGCTACACCGGGCTGGCGGAACGGTATGGCGTGAGCTACGCGCGCATTCGGCAGATCGTGGCGAGGCAGGTCAAGCTAGGGAGGATGTGATGACCGAGTGGCGTATCGAAATCACCGACGTGCCTGAGTTTAACGAGAAGTTCCCGTCCGATCCGGTGGACTGGGATGCTTACTTCGTGAGTGAGGAGGGCAACGTGATCGCCATCACCATCCCGGGCACCACCGAGGATGGCGGCGACACTGTCCGGCCGGTGCCGCGCGAGGTTGTCGAGCGCTGGCTGCAGGCGATGGGTGACGCGCTGATCGCGGCGGACCTGTGATGACCCGGGTCACGACCTACGTCGGCATGTGCGTCGGTGGCCCCAAGAATGGCCAGCGGATTGAGACGTACCAGCCGACCTACCAACTGGCGCGGATGCGGAACGTTAGCACCAAGCAGGATGATCTCGGGTGGCAGGAGTACGATCGCGGCCACTACGAGTTCGACCACGGCCACTGGTGGTGGAAGGGATGGGCGCTGAAACGATGAAGGACAAGCCACTCAACCCGGTCGCTGTCATTCCCGGCGGTAAGGTGATCACGCCAGCGGACGCCATCGACGCGATCCTCGCCTATGATGCCGGCTGTCCCGAGTGCGGCAGGGCGCTGGTGCTTTGCAGGGGCATTGGCGGCCCATACTTCCGCCACCGCACGGGGGAGAAGCATGCCTCCTAAATACTCAACACGTTAACGACCGACGGTGGCCGGGACAGGAAGGAAACCAATGACCAAAGGTGAATACAGGGTAGGCATCGACTTCAACCCGAGCGGCAACAATCACGTCGACGCGATCAAGCATATGGCGGCTGAATTTATCGACTTCATCGACCAACTGCCGAAGATGGATGACAGCGGCGAGGTGCCGCGCCTCAAGGCGCTGGCTATGACGGCGATCGAGGAAGGGGCAATGTGGGGAACAAAAGCTGCGACCAAGAAACCGCAGACATGAGCGAGGACGGCACCTTCACCGCCGGCTTCATCACCACCGCCGACATGCCGGTCCTGACGGTGCATGCCGATAATTCCAAGCTGGTGCTGACGATTACCCATGACGGCAGGCTCGAACCGGGGCCGGGCCTGTCGATGGATGAGGCCACGCGGCAGGGCGCGGAGATGCTGATCAGGCATTTTGAGGAGGCGATCGCTGCGAACAAGCGGGCGGTCACTGACCTGATGGCGGCGGCCGAGGCGCTGGCCGATAGCGTCCTGTTCGATGACGTCGGAGAGATGATCGGCGGCAAACTGGTGGGCGGCAATGGCGGTCTGCTCAGCCACGACACGATCACCAAGGCCGACGCTGTTCGCCGGGCGCTCGACGTGCTACGAAAATGAGATCGGGGATGCCGGCTTATACCCAGCCGCAGCCTAGCGCCCCGATGCTGCCGGGGAACCGGCAAGGAGGGGTGACGGTGCGCAGCACTCAGGCTCCGTTCAGAACGGTCTGGAAAAGTGCAGACAACTACATTCCCGAAGCACTGGGAAGTCGCGGGCTAGGCTTCGAACGCGCCGTCCATCCTGCTCCGAAAACATCCGAGGCGAGGGGAGAGGGAGGAGCAACCCCGTGACAGAGGTCTATGACTTCCCCCTCGCCGAGGTGCTGCGGTGAAAATGATGAGGCCTGAAGCTTTTGGGACTTGGTTGGTCGCCGTGGTGGTGCTGGTGCTGATCCTGCTGTGGGTGGGTGTGTTGTGAGCTACTCTGGCGGTCGCCCGCGCAAGCCGCCCAAGCCGGTGGATGAGTGGGTGGACGACTGGCACGACCGGCGCGGCACCGGAATGAAGCCGTCGATGTTCCCAAGGCGGGATACGGCGATCGTCAAGGCATATAAGCGGGGTGAGGTGGCACGGGTGATTGGGGAGCGATACGGCCTGACGACAGGGGCTATTTACCACATCGTGGAGGCGGATCGGCGGCGGCGCGAGGCAAAAGAGGCCATGACATGAGCATCGCCGAGAAACTGCGGCAGGCGTACCACAACGACCTGACGGACGTGCCACTGCTGCTCGACGCCGCCGACGAGATCGACCGGCTGGAGCGTGAACGCGACGAGCATTCTCGCCCGGTAGCATGGACTGGCTCTGGCTCTCTCGCTGCTGTTGCGAACAAGCGGGAAGGCCATATGTGGCCCGAGAAAGCCGACGCCCATCCGATCCCGCTCTACCTCGCTCCCGCCACCCCATCCCCCGAGCCGATAGGGCTGGTGGAGCGACTGGACAAGGTCTCT